ATGACTATCAAAGCGACTGACATAGAGATTCTTCATCGTTATGCTGAAGGGGTAATGGAACGTTCTAACCATCATGCAAAAAATGTTGGTGCAGCCGCTCTTACATTGCTAGGAGGTGTTATCTGGAAAGCCCTGCCCGGATCAATCGAGATAAGAACGTATAACGGAAGTCTTGCAAATATGGTGTGGTGGCAAAGCGAAAGAACATTAAAAAATTATGCAATCTCATACAACCATAATTCATGTGAAATTGAAATGAGAGATGAATCAGTCAAAGGTGCTGTATTATTTAGCATTTCCAACGAAACCACTCCAGAAAAAATATTATCACAGCTTTCTGAGCTTTAATTAAAGGCGGTGCTAACACCGCCCATACCATTACTCCACATCTTACGCAACTTGATAATTATGCTCTATTAAATACCCACAATATTTCATCAATGCATGGGTCAGCTATAAAATGTTTACCGTGGTAATTCCTGTTTTCGCAACATCTCAAAAGAACAATAAACACTGTATTTCTTCAAGTAACGAAGAATCTTTCTTTGCCCGTCATACACTTGCTCCTTTCAGCCCAAACTTAGCTTTGATTTCTGCGATCTTCGCCAGAGCCTGTGCACGATTTAGAGGTCTACCGCCCATGACAGGAAGTTGTTTTACTGGTTCAGGTATAGCCTCACCACGGTTAATTCGCACGGTCATACAGGACAGTTCATCGGCAGCCTTGCGCCGTAATTCCGCGTCAGTCAACGCATTGGCCCGCATGTTCTGGTACAGATTGGTAACCAGCCAGTAGTGCGCGTTTGATTTCCACGGATAAGACTCTGCATCTGGATACAGTCCACGCTTCCGGCAATACTCGTAAACCATATCAACCAGCTCGCTGACGTTTGGCAGCCCGGCGTTAACAGATGCTTCTTCCCGGCACCAGGCGACAAACTGCCCGGGTGATGGCAGGAATGGTCGATTCTGCCGACGGGCTACGCGCATTCCAGCGTTAACCTGTTCCATTGTGGTGATCCCGTTTTCCCGGAAAGCCAGAACCCACTGGCGGCGGATTTCGTTCAGTTCATTCTGGTCACGGTTAGCCAGGCTCGCCGGGAAAGTTGCCAGTAACTGGCTGAACACACCGTTGATGATCTGCGCTACCTGCTGTACCTGTGGCTTTTCGTCATACTGTTCCGGCATGTTGTTGGCGATCCGACGCATCTGCTCACGGTCAAAGTTAACCATCTGTGCGGCGATGTTTTTCATAAATCCACCCCATAAATCCAGTCAGTGTTTGTCAGGTCGAGTTTTGATTTTCCGGCTGTCACGCCAGCCTGTTGCTTGTTACGGTTGATTTCGAGTTGGGTCCACTTGTCGCGGAGTTTGGCCGGACTTAGCACGTTACCGGACCAGAAGTTGTCCTGGCATGCCCAGCGGAACAGCACGCACATGTCGCGGTGGTTACGTCCGTCACGTTCACGCATCAGGCGGATATCGTTAGCCCACCTTGCAAAATTCGGTTTTCTGGCTGATGGCGCGATGGTCTTCACCATGTCAAACATCCACTCTGCGGCGGTCAGGTCTTCTGCTGTCCCCCACCTGCTGCCGCTCTGAATTGCAGCATCTGGTTTCTCCACAGGAAGATCGTTTTCTGGTTGGTCAGAGGATTCGCCAGAATTCTCGGACGAAAAAGGTTTTATATTGTCTTTTGTTAGTTTGTCTTTTGTGTTTACCTGATTCGGGTAAACGCCTTTACCTGATTTGGGTAAATTTTTCTTACCTGATTCAGGTAAATTTACCTCTTTCAGGTAAACTTTATTTTTCTTACCTGATTCGGGTAATGTTGACCACTCACTGACCACATTATTAATGCCGATATTCCGCCCGCTCTGAATAAGAATCCCACGCTTTACCAGAACGCTTTTTGCAGCAGAACACTTGTGCGGCAATATCCCGGTTAACTCGGAAAGTTGCTCGTTGCTCACCCAATCCAGTTTTTTATTAAAGCCATATGTTTTGCGCATGACAGCCAGGAAGACCAGAAGCTGGTGCTGTGTTAATCCGGCCAGCATTACAGCTTCCAGCAACTCATTTGCAATGCGCGTATAACCATCATCGAGATCTGCCACGCGCGGCTCCTTTTGTGCCACATCCGGCACTGGAAAATTGAATATCTCAGCAGTGTTTGCCATAATTCCTCCCGCAATGAGTGCGTTACGATTTGCACCTGAAAGTCGGCTCTGTTCCCGCAGACCGGCTTTCGCCATTTTTGAACCTGTCATATTGCCCCCAGCATGGTGGTGACCATCGCCATCAATGGACCAGCCAGATCCGGGTCCACTCGAAACATCGACACAATGCCTTCACTCATCTCCTTCAGTTTCTGGTGGCGTGGTGCGTTGAGAATGACCGCCTGCTTTGCCTCACAGAGTTCCTTTTCCATTTCAGCCAGCCGAGCCATGAAGCTATCCTGCTCAACCAGGTGGCCGCGATATTCCAGCGGTAGTACCGCCAGAATTGCCGGGGTCAGTTCACGCACGTTATTTCGGTATTTTTCAGAATCGAATTTGTTATCGAGGAAGCGGAACAGCTTCTGGCGTGCACGGCTGACATCATCAGGGAAATCGATAGTGCCGCCGCCCTGCTCCCGATACTCATTCACAATGAGTGTGGCAACGACATCCTGATTATCTTCAGCCGACCAGGCGCGGACGGCATCACGGATTTTTTCGTGGCCTGGCACCTGTTTTGTTTGAGAACGATTTATCACCGCAGTCGGGCTAAATCCGCTAGTCTGTTGGTATGTAAGTGGTTGCATAATTGACTCCTTTAGTTTGAATTGACTGTTAAGTTGATTGCTTATTGTTAAAGAGCGTGAAATGGAAATTTAAGCTGCGTTCTTTTCGGTGTGTGGAAACAACTTCGGAAGATCCGGGCGAATCTGGTATGCCTTCACTACTCCACCAGTAGCCGTAACAATGCTGCCGACATGTTCAGGGGATACCTTTGCTTTGTTGTGAAGCCACTTATAGACGGCCTGCTGTGAAACTTCGCAAGCAGCGCCCAGTTTCTTTTGTGAACCAACGATATTGATCGCTGTTTTGATAGCTGGGTTCATAACAACCTCCGTGGTTAATTTGAATCAAGATTAAAACTATGGTTGTTTTTAGTCAACAACCATTTTCGTTTGATGGAATAAAACCTTGGTTGTACATTTGGACTATGAAAACAACACTCTCAGAAAGACTTAAAGAAGCCAGATTAGCGCGAGGCCTTACACAAAAGGCGCTTGGGGATTTGGTCGGGGTTAGCCAGGCTGCTATTCAGAAAATCGAAACAGGGAAAGCTAATCAAACAACTAAAATCGTGGAGATCGCGAACGCTTTGGGTGTGCGCGCAGAATGGTTATCTTCTGGCGTTGGAAATATGTCAGACAGTACAGTGCAACCAATACAATCAACTGTCAGCCATTCCAAATACTTCAAGATTGACGTTCTTGATATAGAAGTCAGTGCTGGACCGGGAGTCATCAACCGTGAGTTTGTAGAAGTTCTACGCTCGGTTGAGTACTCGTTTGACGATGCTCGTCACATGTTCGATGGTAGGAAGGCGGAAAATATCCGCATCATTAACGTGCGTGGTGACAGCATGTCAGGAACGATCGAACCAGGTGATCTGCTGTTCGTTGATATCACAGTTAAATCTTTCGACGGTGATGGTATCTATGCGTTTCTGTACGACGACACAGCCCATGTAAAGCGCCTGCAAATGATGAAGGATAAGCTGCTGGTCATCTCTGATAACAAAAGCTACTCACCGTGGGACCCGATCGAGAAAGACGAGATGAACCGGGTGTTCATCTTCGGTAAGGTTATTGGGAGCATGCCGCAGACATATAGGAAGCATGGGTAGTACCAATTAAAAATTATCAACTGGACATTGTGCTCATTCAGTAAAGAACTAATTCCTATCTTTGCTCTAGGTAGTAATATTAAGCCACCGCAATAATATCTTTACCTAACGGCGTAAGAATCCCGGTCACCGTGCCGGGTTTTCTTTTGCCCTCCCCTCATCACACACACCGTTAAAAAACCACCATAACCTCGCTTCAGTTATCGCTATGCGATTCAAGTCACAAAATAAATCCATCCTAAATACAACCAGTTATATCTAAAACAACCAATAAAACAACTTTTGTTGTTGACGATAAAACAACTATAGTTTTAAATAAGTTCATCGCAACAACACAACGATACGGCAACTACCTAATTCACCGTTGCGATGACCGCTTAGATCCGCAGTTTGAATTTCAGCAGGCTTCGGGGAGTGCGAGGGGTGAAACGGACGCGTGAACGTCGGTGTGACCAGCTGAAATTAACTCAACATTTCATACCTTAGTCGCTTCAACGAGGCGGCTTAGTTATGACAACCGGCGGCCATCCACCGCCTGAATACGCGCAGAAGTCTCTATATGTTCAGCAGCCCAGCTTACGGGCAGGAGTTTTTATGGTTCATCAACATTATGGAACGCAGACCGTTAATCGAGGTGCGGTCATGCCAGGAATGCTGGTCAAACACAAAGATGGTACCTGGACTGCATCAGCTAATTTACGCGGACGGCTTTATCTGCATCGCGGCATCGAGCGCACTTATACCCGTGATTTGCTCGTGGAAGTTTTTCTCGACGGACGCGGTAACGGCCTGAATCACTAACCCCCTTTCCTGTTTTCCTAATCAGCCTGGCATTTCGCGGGCGATATTTTCACAGCCATTTTCAGGAGTTCAGCCATGAACGCTTATTACATTCAGGATCGTCTTGAGGCTCAGAGCTGGGCGCGTCACTACCAGCAGATCGCCCGTGAAGAGAAAGAGGCAGAACTGGCAGACGACATGGAAAAAGGCCTGCCCCAGCACCTGTTTGAATCGCTATGCATCGATCATTTGCAACGCCACGGGGTCAGCAAAAAAGCCATTACCCGTGCGTTTGATGACGATGTTGAGTTTCAGGAGCGCATGGCAGAACACATCCGGTACATGGTTGAAACCATTGCTCACCACCAGGTTGATATTGATTCAGAGGTATAAAACGGATGAGTACAGCACTCGCAACGCTGGCTGGGAAGCTGGCTGAACGTGTCGGCATGGATTCTGTCGACCCACAGGAACTGATCACCACTCTTCGCCAGACAGCATTTAAAGGCGATGCCAGCGATGCGCAGTTCATCGCATTGTTGATCGTCGCCAACCAGTACGGCCTTAATCCGTGGACGAAAGAAATTTACGCCTTCCCTGATAAGCAGAACGGCATCGTTCCGGTGGTGGGCGTTGATGGCTGGTCCCGCATCATCAATGAAAACCAGCAGTTTGATGGCATGGACTTTGAGCAGGACAATGAATCCTGTACATGCCGGATTTACCGCAAAGACCGTAATCATCCGATCTGCGTTACCGAGTGGATGGATGAATGCCGACGCGAACCATTCAAAACCCGCGAAGGCAGAGAAATCACCGGCCCGTGGCAGTCGCATCCCAAACGGATGTTACGGCATAAAGCCATGATTCAGTGTGCCCGTCTGGCCTTCGGATTTGCTGGTATCTATGACAAGGATGAAGCCGAGCGCATTGTCGAAAATACTGCATACACTGCAGAACGTCAGCCGGAACGCGACATCACTCCGGTTAACGATGAAACCATGCAGGAGATTAACACTCTGCTGATCGCCCTGGATAAAACATGGGATGACGACTTATTGCCGCTCTGTTCCCAGATATTTCGCCGCGACATTCGTGCATCGTCAGAACTGACACAGGCCGAAGCAGTAAAAGCTCTTGGATTCCTGAAACAGAAAGCCGCAGAGCAGAAGGTGGCAGCATGACACCGGACATTATCCTGCAGCGTACCGGGATCGACGTGAGAGCTGTCGAACAGGGGGATGATGCGTGGCACAAATTACGGCTCGGCGTCATCACCGCTTCAGAAGTTCACAACGTGATAGCAAAACCCCGCTCCGGAAAGAAATGGCCTGACATGAAAATGTCCTACTTCCACACCCTGCTTGCCGAGGTTTGCACCGGTGTGGCTCCGGAAGTTAACGCTAAAGCACTGGCCTGGGGAAAACAGTACGAGAACGACGCCAGAACCCTGTTTGAGTTCACTTCCGGCGTGAATGTTATTGAATCCCCGATCATCTATCGCGACGAAAGTATGCGCACCGCCTGCTCTCCCGATGGTTTATGCAGTGATGGCAACGGCCTTGAACTGAAATGCCCGTTTACCTCCCGGGATTTCATGAAGTTCCGGCTCGGTGGTTTCGAGGCCATAAAATCGGCTTACATGGCCCAGGTGCAGTACAGCATGTGGGTGGCACGAAAAGATGCCTGGTACTTTGCCAACTATGACCCGCGGATGAAGCGTGAAGGCCTGCATTATGTCGTGGTTGAGCGGGATGAAAAGTACATGGCGAGTTTTGACGAGATGGTGCCGGAGTTCATCGAAAAAATGGACGAGGCACTGGCTGAAATTGGTTTTGTATTTGGGGAGCAATGGCGATGAAGCATCCTCACGATAATATCCGGGTAGGCACGATCACTTTCGTCTACTCCGTTACAAAGCGAGGCTGGGTATTTCCCGGCCTTTCTGTTATCAGAAATCCACTGAAAGCACAGCGGCTGGCTGAGGCGATAAATAATAAACGGGGGCTGTATGACTGATTTCACCGGAAGCAATACTCCTGCCGAACATCGCGACAGCTGGCGCACACCACCAGAGATTTTTGCTGCGCTTAATGCAGAGTTCGTTTTTCAACTTGATGCTGCCGCCAGCGAAAAAAACCGACTATGTCGGCTTTTTATCTCACAGGAGCAGAACACATTAACCACTTCATGGCCTGAAGCAATGGGATATGCCTCTGGTTATGTCTGGTTGAATCCACCATACAGCAATATTTCCCCTTTTGTGAAAAAGGCAGCCACTGAAAACAAATTCAGTAGTGTGGGATGTGTAATGTTATTGCCTGCTGACACATCTGTCGGATGGTTTCATGAAGCGATACAAACCGCCAGTGAGGTCAGATTCATCACGGCAGGACGACTGGCATTTATTAACCCACTCACTGAGAAACCCGTCAGTGGAAATAATAAAGGCTCGATGCTCATTATCTGGCACCCATACCCCCGTACACACTGCCACTTTACGACCGTTGATCGTGGAGAGTTGATGGCGTTCGGCTCAAGGATTCTTGCCCGTCGGGAGGCTGCATGACAACCACGGAATGCATTTTTCTGGCAGCGGGCTTCATATTCTGTGTGCTTATGCTTGCCGACATGGGACTTGTTCAATGACACCTCAGCAGGAAAACGCCCTTCGCAGCATTGCCCGTCAGGCTAATTCTGAAATCAAAAAAGCCAGACAGCAGTTTCCGGATAAAAACGTCGATGACATTTGCCGTAGCGTACTTAAGAAGCACCGCGAAACGGTAACGCTGATGGGATTCACACCGACTCATTTAAGCCTGGCGATCGGCATGTTAAACGGCGTCTTTAAGGAACGGTGAACATGAAAAGCAAAATCATCAGGGAGCTACAGGCTCCTTTTTTATTGTTCGCATTCATCCTCAAGCGTATTAACCAACAATTCAGGGATTAATGGAAGATGGCAGACATCATTGATTCAGCATCAGAAATCGAAGAATTACAGCGCAATACAGCAATAAAAATGCGTCGTCAGAACTACCAGACTGTATCCGCAACTCATTGTTGTGAGTGTGGCGATCCGATAGATGAGCGAAGACGCCTGGCTGTTCAGGGTTGTCGGACTTGTGCAAGTTGCCAGGAGGAGATCGAACTTAAGAACAAACAATGGGGACTGTGATGGCCTCAAAGCAGCAAATTTCAACATCGTCCAACTGAGGTGTAAAAATGTTCAGAATCATTTTTCCTAACACCTGGTACGTCGACCACCACGGCACTCCCTGCAAAATCCTGCGTTCTACCCACAACAAAGTTCACTACATCCGAAAAGGCAGAACATGTATCGCCAGCATGTTCCGCTTTAATCATGACTTTGAACCTGTGAATAAAGCTGATGCAGATCGGATAGCAGAAGAGATCGAAACGGCAGAACACATTAAGAAGTTACGTGACATGCGTTCAAAAAGCAGAGGTAACCATGGAATCATACAGCCTCACACTCGATGAGGCCTGTCAGTTTCTCAAGATATCCAGACCTACCGCTACCAACTGGATACGAACAGGCCGCCTACAGGCAACACGCAAAGACCCCACTAAACCAAAATCTCCTTACCTCACAACGCGACAAGCCTGCATTGCGGCGCTTCAGTCTCCGCTGCATACTATCAAGGTGAGCGCGGGTGATGGCATAACAGAGGAAAGAAAATGTCACTCTTCCGCAGAGGTGAAATATGGTACGCCAGTTTCACATTGCCGAACGGTAAAAGATTTAAACAGTCTCTTGGAACAAAGGACAAAAGGCAGGCGACAGAACTCCATGACAAGCTAAAGGCTGAAGCATGGCGGGTCAGCAAACTTGGTGAAATACCTGATATAACGTTCGAGGAAGCGTGTGTCAGGTGGCTTGAAGAGAAAGCACATAAAAAATCACTGGACGATGACAAAAGCCGGATCGGATTCTGGCTTCAACATTTCGCAGGAATGCAACTAAGAGACATTACTGAATCAAAAATTTATTCAGCAATGCAGAAAATGACGAACCGGCGTCATGAGGAAAACTGGAAACTCAGGGCAGAAGCATGCAGGAAAAAAGGGAAACCTGTTCCAGAATACACGCCAAAACCAGCGTCCGTTGCAACGAAGGCTACGCATCTTTCATTTATAAAGGCCCTACTAAGAGCCGCAGAGCGTGAATGGAAAATGCTGGATAAGGCACCAATTATTAAAGTGCCTCAACCAAAGAATAAACGGATCCGCTGGCTGGAGCCCCATGAAGCACAAAGGCTGATTGATGAATGTCCGGAGCCATTAAAGTCTGTTGTTGAATTTGCACTGGCAACAGGCTTAAGACGCTCGAACATCATCAACCTTGAATGGCAACAAATAGATATGCAGCGCCGGGTGGCATGGATAAACCCGGAAGAGAGTAAATCAAACCGCGCAATTGGCGTTGCGCTGAATGATACTGCATGTCGCGTATTGAAAAAACAAATCGGGAATCATCACCGTTGGGTATTTGTGTACAAGGAAAGCTGTACCAAACCAGACGGAACGAAAGCGCCAACAGTAAGGAAGATGCGGTATGACGCAAACACAGCCTGGAAAGCGGCGCTGAGACGGGCTGGTATTGATGATTTCAGATTTCACGACTTGAGACACACCTGGGCAAGTTGGCTGGTTCAAGCCGGAGTCCCGTTGTCAGTTTTACAGGAAATGGGAGGCTGGGAGTCTATCGAAATGGTTCGTCGATATGCTCACCTTGCACCTAATCACCTTACCGAACACGCACGGCAAATAGACTCGATCCTGAACCCATCGGTCCCAAATTTGTCCCAGTCAAAAAATAAGGAAGGTACTAATGATGTGTAACTTATTGATTTAAATGGTGCCGATAATAGGAGTCGAACCTACGACCTTCGCATTACGAATGCGCTGCTCTACCAACTGAGCTATATCGGCCCTGAAAGGACATGTTCACGAACGTGAATCACGGTGGACAAGGTTAAAACTAACCGGGCGATGCGTCAATGGCCTTGTGAATCAAATGGCTACTTTTGCATCACCCGGTTTTATTTACGCACGAATGGTGTAATCACCAATGCCGATCCACTTGTAAGTGGTCAGTGCTTCCAGCCCCATTGGGCCACGCGCGTGGAGTTTTTGTGTGCTTACCGCCACTTCCGCACCCAGACCAAACTGGCCGCCGTCGGTAAAACGCGTAGAGGCGTTAACGTAAACAGCGGACGAATCCACTTCGTTAACAAAACGCTGGGCGTTGCGCATATCGCGGGTCAGGATCGCATCGGAGTGTTGTGTGCCGTGTTCACGAATATGGGCGATGGCATCGTCAAGATCGCTGACGATTTTGACGTTCAAATCTAATGACAGAAACTCATCGTCATACTCTTCGGCTTTAACAGCAACCACCTTCGCAGGGCCTGCCTGCAACTGCGCCAGTGCAGCTGCATCTGCGTGTAATGTCACGCCGCTTTCCGCCATTTGTTTGCTTAATGCGGGCAGGAAGCTATCGGCGATGTTTTTATTCACCAGCAACGTTTCAACCGTATTACATGTGCTCGGACGCTGAGTTTTCGCGTTGACGATCACTTTTAATGCTTCAGCGATCTCTACACTTTCATCAACGTAAATATGGCATACGCCTATACCACCTGTGATCACCGGGATTGTCGACTGTTCACGGCACAGTTTATGCAAACCAGCGCCACCACGCGGGATCAGCATGTCGATGTATTTATCCATACGCAGCATTTCACTGACCAGCGCACGGTCAGGATTATCAATCGCCTGCACGGCACCCGCCGGTAAGCCGCAGGATTTCAGGGCGTCCTGAATCACCGCCACCGTTGCAGCGTTAGTGCGACACGTTTCTTTGCCACCGCGCAGGATCACCGCATTACCGGTTTTCAGGCACAGCGAAGCGACATCAACCGTCACGTTCGGGCGCGCTTCATAAATCACGCCAATAACCCCCAGCGGTACGCGACGACGCTCAAGACGCAGGCCGCTGTCCAGTACGCCGCCATCGATTACCTGCCCCACCGGATCGGCGAGGTTGCACACCTGACGTACATCGTCGGCAATGCCTTTCAGCCGTGCGGGCGTCAGTGCCAGACGGTCAAGCATCGCTTCGCTAAGGCCATTGGCTCGCGCGTCAGCAACATCCTGGGCGTTAGCGTTGAGGATGATTTCGCTTTGTGCTTCCAGTTCATCGGCGATTTTTTCCAGCACGCGATTTTTTTCGCGGCTGGAGAGTTGCGCTAATTTATACGAGGCTTGCTTCGCGGCAATGCCCATTTGTTCCAGCAT